GGTCGAAAGAAAGGCAGATGGAAATCAATTAATAATTAATTACCATCTTTACGCGTTAATGTTTACATGCTTAGTATAGAGCTCAACGAGACGGATGAGTAGCGAGAACAAGAAGAAACGGAACTATTGCTTCACATGGAACAACTACGGCCCGGATGCTATCGCGGGCGTGTTGGCATGGAAAGGCGCAAAGTACATCATCTTTGGAGAGGAAAAAGGCGAATCAGAGACCCCACACCTTCAGGGATACGTCGAGTGGGCTGAAGGCAAGGCAATCAGCCCAACGCTCCTGAAGCTGGGACCTATTCACTGGGAAGAACGTAAGGCTACGGCCGCATCTGCTGCAGCTTACTGTAAGAAGGGCAGTCAATCCAAGGTCGAATGGGAAGACCAAGGAGTTGATGGCCCCTCTTATGGCACGGATGCCAAGGTGCACGAGATCGGTTTAATCTCTAATCCCGGCAAGCGGTCAGATATCAAAGACTGTGCTGAGATGATCATGTGTGGAGCTAGTATAGCAGACGTCGCAGCGCACGATCCAGGGACGTACGTTAAGTACCACAAAGGGTTCGCGGCCCTTAAAGCGACACTATACAAGCACCGCACATGCGCACCGACCGTTATATGGAGGTGGGGAGCAGCTGGGACGGGCAAGACGCGAGGCGCCGTTGACGCGCACCCAGACAGCCACTACATAAAGGACGGAACTAAATGGTGGAACGGCTACGAGCAGCAGCAGGCCATCATCATTGATGATTATTGTCGCCCAACGTCGGATTTCGAGTTTCGGGCACTCCTGCAGCTCCTTGATCGTTATCACTACCAAGGCGAATACAAGGGCGGTTGTATCCCCATTAACTCACCATACATCTACATCACATGCGAGTATCCTCCAGAAGCGTTCTGGAAGGATAACGAACTCGCACAGGTGATGAGACGTCTGTCATCGGTTGAGAAGATAGAAGCAACTGTTTAAGTTCGACTAGGTTGGCTTACAACGCCCGCTTGGGCTAACGCCCTCGCTCCTCCCCAATCTGCGATTGGGGCCGTCCCGAACGTTAAACGAACATTAATTGTTGGGATCAGCTTTTTTGCTGATCTGGTCTCTTGTCCAGGTTTGAACAAATCGCCACAGAGGTTGGCAGGTAATAGTGACTGCCAACCCCCGTGTAAATGTACAGCTAGGATCGAAGTGATACTTCGGGGGTTATCCTGCTGCCGCGGGGAGATCGTGCAGGAACACCCTACACATCGCCGCGCTAACAAGTTAGACGCGCGGCTCGTGCAGGGAATCCCTGCACGACACACCCGCGACAACAGCCCCCGGGTCATCCCCATGATGGGGGATCCTGCGGATGATCAAAAAATGAGGGGTGTTGCGTTCAGGGGCCCGAACTACGATTGAGCCAGCTTGCGTGGTTCAGTAAACACGGCTTCGAACTCAATCAATACATTGCAGCGTACAGCCATCGCATTCGCGGTTGCGAGGTTATATGCGAAGACGTGCAAGTATGTCTGCTCCGTAGGGTTAGCGGAGCCGTCGCCCCGGTAGAGATCATCACCGACGATACTCCCCGTACGACCATTGACTTTAGCAATGTTGAAAGGCACAGTAAGGGTTATCTGCGACTTTGAGTCTCCATTGCGAGGAGCAATGTATCCATGGTTGAGCAGCCCGTTCTCGATCATCTTGGCCGGGTTGGTCTCAATGGTTGAATCAGGGAACAGTCCAATACCCACAAAGCCAGTCTCCACCGCGCTCTCGTTGACGAAGCACACAGTGATCTTGCCTTGTAGGACGGTATAGTGCTCATAAAGACTCATGAGCTGATCATAGCCCATGGGTTGATGGCCTATGCCGGTTACGTCCGGATCGTACAAACCGTTTGCTGTATACACATACGCAGTGGCAGCACCAGCAGTAGGTGTAATCAGCCTGTTGTCACTGTAAAGCAAAATAGACTTATGCTTGATTGACAGAACAGGAGGACGGGAGAGAATGCTTAGTGGCCTAAAGTTCTCCGCACGGCTTGGTGCGTTCCTAACAAGCGGATAGCGCTGTGCGATCCTCGCACGCGTAACACGCTTAGGAACACGTCCTTTTGCTTTCTTGTTTGTCTTGCGCTCCATAGTGGGTGCTATATAGCTGGTCGAAAGAAAGGCAGATGGAAATCAATTAATAATTAATTACCATCTTTACGCGTTAATGTTTACATGCTTAGTATAGAGCTCAACGAGACGGATGAGTAGCGAGAACAAGAAGAAACGG